ACTTGTCTGTCAATCTTAACCATATTAAGGGTATATCTACCCTCCTTGAGATGTTCCTGCTCCCACTGAAGATCTAGACCTCTCTTTTTCTTGTAAAGGTCTTGTAGATGTTGCATCATCTCCTCCATTCATAACCTCCTCATAGGTTATCCTTTTAATCTTGGGGTCCATCATTTCTCCAAGATAATCCCATTTTATATCTTTTTTTCCTAGCTTGTCAACTATGGCATTTTCGATGTCTAATGGGCCATCCAAAGACGTTATAACAAAATCAGCATAATACTGATATGCATAAATTTGTACTCTGAATTGTTTTGGGTGCATTTTTTCTTTCTATTTTGTAATTGAGGCCGAACTGTGTTCGGCCTCAAAAATTAGTTACTACGCACCTGGTGATGCAAAGATTCCTCTATAGTCAGATACACCAAATTGGTATCTTTCTCTAGCTTTGAATCTAAGGTTACCAGTATCGAAGTCACCTTCCATCGCTGTTTTGATTGGAGTTCTAATGAAATGTTTCATTCCATTTGGAACATCCGTAATGATGTAAAACGCATTTGGATCAGTTAAGAAGTTGTTCACTCTGTAACCTTGAGGAACCATTCCCATTGATCTGATAGCGTTAATATCATTATCAGCTGTTTGGACTCTGCCTTCAGATTTCATCAATCTTTCAGCTTGGAATTGTAGCGCAGAAGGAACAATCATTTTTACTCCTTTGGCTGCAATTTTTAAACCTCTTTCATCAGTAAACGCTGCAATGTCAATTAATGACTGCTCTAATGAAGTCTCGTTTAAGTCCGCTGCAGTAGCTAAAGTGTTTGACACTGTACCAGCAATTGTCGGGTGAGCTGTGTTAAACAGCGTAGTGTTATCACCTGAATTGAAAGTTGTGAAACCGTTTATCAACGGAGC